GTACTCCTCACGAGTATGCATCCAACGACCAAATCTGGGCAGGCGAAATTGGTTCATATGAAGGTGCATACTTCATCGAATCACCACGTCTATACAACACAACAGACGGTGCTTCTTCAGCACGTGTGTACCGCACTATCTTGGCAGGACAGCAAGGACTCGCGCAAGCAGTCGCTGAAGAGCCACACGTAGTTATCGGTCCAGTCATTGACCAACTTATGCGTTTCCGCCCAATGGGCTGGTACGGCGTTCTAGGCTTCAAGCGTTATCGCGAAGCAGCCTTGTATCGCATTGAGTCTGGTTCATCAATCGCTTCCTAGTTGATTGATTCTAGGGGAGGGGCGCAAGTCCCTCTCTTAGTGTAAATTCACTATAAGGAGAATAATGGCAACGTACACATTTGAAACACCAACACTTGAAGAAGGTATCAGTGTATTAGGTATGCCACGCCTATTAGATTTTTATAGACTCACACATTCATACACAGTAATTAATAAAAGTGGAGTTTATTCTCTTACTCGTTATCCAGCACAGGATGACCTAGAAGGTTACACAGCCTACTATATGGGTGGAACAAAGAACACAGTTAGTCAAGCAGTTAAAGATGCAATGATTGCTGCAAGCATAGGAATAACAGAAGCAAACTTTACAGTACAGTAGGGACGATATGAGTTTACACAGAGTACAGACGCATCCTGAATATGTTGAAGGATGTTTTGGTTGTAAAGTTGGAACACTTGAAATGGGAACTGGAGATGCCTCCAGAGATATCCCAGATAAAAAGTGGACTGCAGAACTCCAGGCTTACAGAGATGCAAGGTCACAAGGAATTCAACCTGCTGGTACAAATATCAAGCAGATTGAAGCAGCACATATAGCGTCAGAGAAGTTAGGGAGACCTTACGATGCTGACACTATGCCTCAAGCACACACAATCAATAAAAAATCCGCTGAAGTAATGAAAGAACTGGGAGTATGACAATGGCTAAAATGGAAATGTATGCATCTAAAGGTGCAATGAAAGCACACGAAAAAGGCGAAGGTTCAAAGATGAAGGCTATGGAAAAGAAGATGGGCATTAAGGATGTAGTCAAGAAGCCAGTTGCTAAGAAGGCTGTTGCAAAGAAGATGGGTAAGAAGAAGTAAATGAATCCAACAACAGGTGGTAAAAAACCAACAACTGGTCTAGACAGAATTGTTGCTATCAACAAGCAACGTGTATCACCTCTTGGTGTTCAACAACGTGATATTCAAATTGCTAAGGCACAGGCTGCTTTGCAGGCTAGTCGCGTAAAGGTTGTTAATGGAACTAAATATTACGATAGTTCAGGAACCAACTAATGAAAAAAGCACATCGTGGCTTTAAGGCAGTAGCAGCAAGCATTGCTAAGAAGCAGGGCATCTCGAAAGAATCTGCCTCTGCTATCCTAGCGTCCAGTGCTCGTAAGGCTTCACCTGCAGCACTCAAGGCTAATCCTCGCTTGAAGAAAATCTCTGGCGTTGTGAAAGCAAAGAAGAAGTAAATGACTGAGGCTTGGACACGCAAAGAAGGTAAAAATCCTAAAGGTGGGCTCAATGCCAAGGGCAGAGCATCCTACAAGGGCGGAACCCTCAAGCCTCCTGTAAAGGCTGGAGACAACCCTCGTAGGGCTTCTTTCCTAGCACGTATGGCTGGCAACCCAGGTCCTGAACGTAAGGCTAATGGGGAACCAACCAGATTGCTTCTATCGCTTAACGCTTGGGGAGCAAGTTCCAAGGCTGATGCTAGAAAGAAAGCAGCAGCGATATCTAGTCGTAATAAAAAGAAATAACAAAGGGTGGGGACAATGGAACAAGAGACAGTATCACTGGCTTGGTGTGACAACGGTATGGTTGATGGCAAGTTTATGCAAGGTGTTACAGATGTTCTTTTGAAATCTGGAGTATCTTTCAAATCAACTTTACGCAGTCAAGGCAATCAGATAGCAAGGCAACGTGAGACAGTAATCAATTACTGGGCTGATGAGAATAAAGCAGATTGGTTGCTCTGGGTAGACTCAGATGTAGTCATTACTCCTGAGACATTCTTAAAACTTTGGAATCAAAAAGACAAAGATACTCGTCCTATTATGACTGGTGTTTACTTTACCAGTGATACTCCAGAGGAGCCAATGATGGTTCCAATGCCAACTGTGTTCAACTTCGTTGATAACAAAGATGGCGGATTTGGATTGTCAAGAGTTCATCCATTGCCTAGAAATAAGTTAATACAAGTAGGCGCTGCTGGTATGGGATTTGTCCTAATGCATAAGAGCGTTGTTGAAAAGATTAGAACGCAACTACCAGATACTCAGTTCTTTATGGAAATGGGTAGAGGTGCGAAATTCATAGGTGAAGATATTTATTTCTTTGCTCTATGCGAAAAGGCTGGAATCCCACTCTGGTGTGATACATCAGCAACTGTTCCACATATGAAACGCTTTTCATTTGATGTTCATTACTACGATGCTCTCGTAGGAGGAAAGAGGAAATAAAATGACAGTAGGAAATGCAGGCAGTCCGCTATGTGCGGAATTAAACCGCTTAGCCAATGGTGGCACATACCCAGCAATAACAGCATTCCTCGATGACCAAGGTGCTGCTAACAAATGGGCTGGCACTACTGGCAAGGCATTGGTTGGCGCTTTGAACTATAAGGCTTCAGCCTCTCGCACTCCTGATGCTTTCAAAGGTCTCTATGCTATCTGTAATGAACTCGCTGGTACCACTGGAAAATCTGCTGTAGATGCATTAAGGAGTCTGAGCGCATAATGGCTGATACACTCGCAAATATGATTGATGAGGTTCTTAGTAACCTCTCTGGATATACACTCAATCAAGACCGTTCGACATACCTTAAGACAGAGATTACAACACTAACATCTCCAAGTGCATCTCCACTGGTAGTATCCCTTGGTTCTACAGATTCAGTAGGTAAGGGTACTATACAAATTGATGATGAACTTATGTGGGTTGATTCATACGACAGGGTTGGTAACACTGCAACTATTGCTCCGTATGGTCGTGGCTATTTAGGGACAGATGCAGCAACTCACTTAGCAGATGCTAGAGTAACAATCTCACCAACTTTCCCACGATTTATAGTTAAGCGTGCTATCAATGACGCAATCAACGGAATGTGTGCAAACATATTTGCAGTAAAACAAACATCTTTTACATTTAAGGCTGCAGTGTCTACTTATGCACTAGCAAACCTCAACATTAAAAATATTCTTACAGTAACCTGGCAGAGCATTGGACCGAGCAAGGAATGGGTTCCAATCCGTAGATGGGATTTTGACCCTTCCGCTAATGCTGAAGCATTTGGATATGTCAGTGGAACTGACCAAGTTCAAACAATTACTCTTGGCGATGCTCCAACACCAGGTCGTACAGTCAAGATTGTTTATGCTACTAACCCACCATCTTTTACATCAACTTCACAGCAGTTCGCAACACAAACTGGACTTCCATCTTCGTGCAAAGATGTTGCAATCCTAGGTGCTGCATATAGATTACTCACTTACTTAGACCCAGCACGGGCTTCAATGGTCAGCCCACAGGCTGATGAGACAGATAGCAAGCGTCCTTATGGTGCTTCACAGTCTGCAGTTAAACAACTCTTTACGTTGTACTCACAACGTCTCAGCGAAGAAATGAAAGCACAGCAAGCCAACTTCCCTGCACGAGTCCACTACTCACGCCGATAGGTAAATAAATGACAACACGTAAGTATCAATCCCGTTCACAGCAAACAACGCTGACATCTGCAATTACTTCTACAGCCACTACAATGGTTGTTGGAAACCCATCAGCACTGGTAGTATCTACCGTCCCTGCTGGACAGACATACAGTGTTGTCATTGACCCAGATACAGCACTTGAAGAAATTGTTGATGTAAGTGACTGGACATCTGGAACTACCCTAACAATCACTAGAGGTGTTGAAAACGGTGGAACTGGTTTTGCACACTCACCTGGTGCTGTTATCCGACATATGCTTACAGGTCGTGACTTACGTGAGGCTAATACTCACATTGAGGGAACACTTGCACAGCACGCTGCAACTACATCTGCCCAACTTCTTGGAATTATTTCAGATGAAACAGGTTCTGGTTCTTTAGTATTTGCAACATCCCCAACTTTGGTTACACCAGTACTTGGTGCAGCAACTGCTACTACTATAAATGGAACTGCGATTCCAACAAGTGCTACGCTTGTTAAGACAAGCGATACTGGAACAGTAACTAGCACAATGATTCTTGACGGAACCATAGTCAATGATGATATATCTGCATCTGCTGCTATTGGTTATAGTAAGTTGGCTTTGACTGGTACTATTACATCATCTGATATTACTAATGATACAATTGTAAACGCAGATATAAAAACTAATGCTGCTATTGACTGGACAAAGTTAGGCATTTCGTCTACCGTCTCATCTACTGAAATTGGGTATGTTGATGGAGTAACCTCTGCCATTCAGACTCAGATAGATTCTAAGTTGGCTACTGCTACTGCATCAAGCACCTATGCTCCATTGGCTAGTCCTACTCTTACTGGTATTCCTGCTGCACCTACTGCCAGCGCAGCGACTAATACAACTCAAATTGCTACAACTGCCTATGTTCGTGGGGAAATAACTGCTCTAATCGGTGGCGCTCCTACTGCCCTAGACACTCTTACAGAATTGGCTGCCGCTCTTGCCAATGATGCTTCTTACTCAACAACTATTACTACAGCCCTTGCTACTAAATTACCTCTGGCAGGTGGCACTATGTCTGGTGCTATTGCAATGGGAACTAACAAGATTACTGGTCTTGGTACTCCTACAGTTTCTACCGATGCTGCGACTAAAGCCTACGCTGATTCTATCGTTGCTACTTCCCCTAGCAACCTTACTGGTCCTATCACTTCTGTCGGCTCAGCAACTGCTATTGCCTCTCAGACTGGTACTGGAACTAAGTTTGTAGTAGATACCAGCCCTACTCTTGTTACTCCTGTACTTGGTGTGGCTACTGCTACATCTATCAATGGAACAACTATCCCATCTACTAAGACTTTGGTAGTAACTACAGATAAATTATCTGCCCTTGCTGCTACAACTTCTGCCGAACTTGCAGGTGTTATCTCAGACGAGACTGGTACAGGCGCACTTGTCTTTGCTACATCGCCAACATTAATAACTCCAGCCCTAGGCGTGGCTACGGCAACTAGCATTAATGCAACGACAATCCCTAGCACCAAAACTCTAGTAGTTACTACAGATACTTTGGCGGTCCACGCTGCTACTACTTCTGCTCAACTAGCAGGAGTTATATCAGATGAGACTGGCTCTGGTGCTTTGGTATTTGGTACTAGCCCAACAATTTCTGGCTTAACTCTAACAGGAAGTTTGACCGCAGCAGCATCTACTGGAACCAGTGGCTATGTTTTAAGTTCAACAGGCACAGGAGTCCAATGGATAACAGCACCATCTGGTTTACCATCTCAAACAAGCAACTCAGGCAAATATCTAACCACCGATGGCAGTAATGCTTCGTGGGCAGCAATAACAACCGACCCTAATCCACAAATCTTTATGTTAATGGGAGCATAGCAAATGGCAACAACATACAAAGTCCTCGGACAACAAATACCAGCAGCAACTACAGAAACAACGCTCTATACAGTACCTTCAGCAACGCAGACAGTTATATCTAGCATTGTTATCTGTAATCAAGCAACCTCTGCGGCTACATTCCGTTTATCGGTGCGTGTGGCTGGAGCGGCTCTTACAGCAAAAATGTATATCGCTTACGATGTAACAGTAGGTGCTTCCGATTCTACAGTACTTACAATGGGATTGACTCTTGGAGCAGCAGACTTGCTTACTTGTTACTCATCTACTGCTACAACTTCATTCCAAGCATACGGTAGCGAGATTGCTTAATGACTGTAAAGAGTGCTGCAACTGGCATCATTACTATCAGTGCATTAGGTGGTAATGCTGCCCCTGTAAAAGCAATTGGTGGAACTATTGCTATTTCTGGCAGTTATGTTGTTCATACTTTTACATCATCAGGAACATTTACTCCATTATCAACGCTGTCTTGCGATGTTTTAGTTGTTGCAGGTGGTGGCGGTGGTGGGTCTAAAACTAGCACTA